TCGGCCCCTAGTTTAAACTCTATGGCGGAACCTCCATAATTTGCATCGTGAATGTTTAGCCGCCAGTCGTCGCCTAAATCGTCGCTAAATTCTGCGTATAGTCGTATTGGGTCAGCCATTAGAATCCTCTTACTCGGTTGCGATCAATTGCATTGCGTTCACTCGTTAGCAGTATATCGCGGCCCGAAATCTTGCCGGTAACTTGCACGGAAGATCCGCCCATCATACTCTGTAGTTTACTCAATGGCGCAATAACCTCCGGATCTACTCCCGCGTTTCTGTTATCGCCAACTACGGCCATTGTCGGGCCAAAGGCCAAACCGCCCGCCTTAAGGGCTGGCGGGCTTGATTCCATGCGAGATTGTAAACCTTTAATTACGGCACCGGCAGCAACCAAACCAACACCGGCGGCAATGGCTGCGGGAGGATTTGCAATAAGGTTGGCATAAAATGCTGTAGCCATAGCACCCGCAGCAATAAACTGCGAGCCTAAATCTATAAGCAAGTCGGCCAAACCTGTTAAAGCGTTGGCAAAAACTTCCGTCATCGTCATCGTTCCAGTAACTAAACCGCCGATAGCCATGCCCATGCCTACAAAAGCATTGGACATCTGCGGCCCTAAGCCTATACTAATACCTATCTCTTTGTTCAGTTCTGCTTGGTTTCCTGCTAAATCGCTAACCGCCGTGCTGCTTTTCCTTATTAGTGTTGGTTCCGGCACAGCGTTATTAATTAAACCAATATTCGCGCCACCGCCGCCCGTTGCCCCTGTTGATACTTCACCGCCGCCGCCACCACCGCCGCCACCGCTTGTCATGCCTGCAAACATATCAGTTAAGCCGCCGACAGTCGCTATCGCTTCTTCAACTGCTTCATTACTTACTAACTCAATAGGGTCTTTTGCGAGTTCTTCATCTATACCATCTCGAATAGCATTCGCAGTATCAACCACAATGCCTTTAAGCCCTTCAAATTCTCTGAGCATAGATTGCTTCATCGTCTCCAAAGCACCTGAGAAATCACCTTCAGTAAATATTTGCATGAAGGCCTTAGCTAAGTCTTTGACGCGACCGATAACAAGACCAATAACCGTGAAAATGTTTTTGAAATTCTGGACAAATGCCGCTCTAACATAGCCAACCAACATTCGAACGGCATCGGATTCGTTGTACAGCGTAATAAAATAATTTATTATGTCCGTTATGTACGGTGCAACGACGTCGGCATATTTTACTGTAGCAATAGCGAGGCCTACGATTGCTGCAACAACTAACCCAATCGGTGAAATCAAAAGCGTAAAACCGGAAACAATACTGGGCAAAATCATTAACAGCGGACCAATGCCAGCGATTACGGCAAGAATGGTAAGCAGTTGCGTTTGCATTCCGCTATCTACGCTTGCGAGCTTGCTGGCCAATGTGGTGAAAAAACCGGTAAGCTTTTTTACAGTAGGCATCAACGCCGTACCTATGGAAATGCCGGCAGCTTCTACCGCGCTCTTTAAAGCATCAAAACCGCCCTTCGCTGTGTCTTCTAATGTCTCTCGCGCTGTCTTGGCCGCCCCTGCGCCTGCTAATTGTTTTTCTGTTAGCGCTGCGATTTCTTCGCCCGCCCCTTGCAAAGCTGGAATAATTTTACCGGCACGATCACCAAAGAATTCAAAACTTTCTGCTACGGAAAGGTTTCCGCTAGTTAAGTGATTCAATACCTCATTTGCCGGCACTCCGCTTTGAACTAATTTTGTAAATGCTTTGGTGAGCGAAGTTCCTGCCGTGCTTGCGTCTACGCCTGCATCGACTAAAATGCCCAAGGCGCTGCCGGTATCTTCTAAAGATATCCCTAAGGTATTTGCGGTAAGTCCAACGGTGGACATTGCCGTGCTATACTTCTCAAGATCCAACGAAGACGAACCAAACAACACCGCCATGTTATCTGCGACGCGTCCCGTTTCGCTTGCGTCCATACCGAACTGATTTAGCGTCTGACCGACTACCGCCGCCGTCTCTCCTAGATCTTTATCAAATGCAATGCCGAGGCTCAAAATATCCTCGGTCATGTTTTCAATTTCCTTGCTGCTTTTACCGAGCTTCGCCAGTTCCAACTGCAAGCCGGCCACCTCGCTCGCGCTTTTGCTCGTAGACCCTCCGAGCTGTTTGGCTTGTGCTTCTAGCGCCTTCATTTCGTTAGCGGCAAACCCACTAACGGCGGCAACTTTGGCCATGCTAAATTCGAAATCCGCTGCCGTCTTTACAGCCAAACCACCAAGCGCAGCCAGCGGCATCGTTAACGATCGTGTCAAATTGCGGCCCAAAGCTTTGGTGTTCTTACCAAACTGCTTCATTTTCCGCATCGAATCGCCTAGCCCTTTGTCAAAGCGTCGCGTATTCGCGCCAATCGTTACTATTAAATCGTTCAGCTTTGCCATTGATCTCGTTCTATTATTCGCTGCTTTAGTTCTTCCTTAGTTAGCTTTTTGGCATTATGCTCTGGCTTCTCCCACGGGAACTGCATTAAATCCGTTGGTGCTAATTTACTACCTTTTTTTAGGTGCGGTTGAAAGGTCATAGCGCCGAGCCATCGCGTGCGTTCCCATGCGTATCGCTCGCGGTATTCTTCCGCTTCGCGCTGTCCGTCAAGTGCTAAACTAATCTCGCCAAACGTCATTGACCAAAACGCAGAAGGGGACAGGCAAAGCACGCCCATCCCCATCCGTATTAATTCCGGCCAGCCTATCGGCTTGTCGGTGCCGTCTATCTTTTTTTTTGTTCGCTGTACTCGCCAAGAACATCGAAACATTGCGTGACGTGTGAAAGCGTGATGTGTTCCTCGAATTCGCTGAGTTCCATTGTAAATTCAACGTCATCGAAATGGCATCCGCATTCTACGCCTACAAAGCAAAGGTAAGCGCATGCGTCCGCTGAGAGCTTGGACGGATCCGATAAGCTGAACACATTTACTTTGGCTTTGCGTTCGAACTTTTTTAGCGCCTTCATAGAATAGCGCACCGGATAATCTTTGCCGTTTATTTCAATCATTCGGCAGTCTGTGTAATTACACCGCTCAATTCAAAAGATGCCGAGTACGTCGCGGTATCTTCTGTGCCGCCTGACTGCTCCAAGCTAGTAATAAAGCCCGTAGCTGAATAATTGTAATCCTCGCCAACTACTGGGTTTGCTTTTGCAAACTTCAGAGTAAGTGCCGTGCGATCTGAAAGCGCGGTAAATAAATCGTTTACGTCTTTGTTTGCTCCATCGTTGTAATCAATCAAACCGCTGACGCTCATAGATCCCGATTTCGTGCCACCCAAAAGCTCACGCCATCCAGCGCTGTCTTTTGTTGTGATATCAATCGTTTCCATGCTCACAGAGATTGAGCAATCGGTGGCGGCTGCGATTAGCGTTCCGCCAATGTATACGCCTAATTCTGTACCGTTAAAAATGGCCATTTTATTCTTTTGTTAAGTCGTTATTTTCTGATTCGGTTTTTTTCTTTGGAGCGTCAAGATATCCCTTGTCTTTAAGTTCCTTCGCAAATTCCGCAGTAACTGAAGGCGTATCGCCTTTCTTCCAGTTGTTACCGTGTAGCTTGCACGCTTTTTGAATTGTTACCTTCATGGCTGCAAGTTAATCAATTTCATTTTCATTTGGAAACCAACCGTGTTCGATCATATACGCCTCATCTCTTACGGTTGTAGTGCTGGGAACGATTGCGCCAAACGGGAACGATTGCGCGTTGAGGACGTAGCTCGAAAGCTGTCGGATTTCTACCTCGCTCAATTCAAGCATTAGCGTGATGAGCTTCTCAAGCGTCGCCATAGGGCTGACGGGAATATTGTATTCCGTATCCACCTGCAAAGCGAATTGAATGCCGTCAGGGTGTTCGATGACTCCGAAGACCGTCCCATCCTTTTGATACGGTTCTTGAGTGACCAACGGCGCTGTGATGTTGTACAGTTCGCGCGTTATTGCTTTGGCTCGGTGTTCGCTTGTTAGCGTACCTTCAGGGAGTACTATTATATAGCCGTTCATTTTAAAAAATCGAATAGAAGGTGTTCACGTTGGTTTCAA